AGAATCACCAAACAACTTAAACGCAGCATCTGTTCTAATCCCCACATCCCCGACCATGCGCAACTTATCTGACACCAGACCAAGGGCTTGCTCAATCTTTAACTGAGACAACTCCTTGGCCGATAAGCCCAACGCCTCCAGGCCCGCGACAGCTTCGCCGCTACCATCTGCGGCGTCTCCGATGCGGCGCACAAAGCGCATGAGGCTTGCGTTAAAGTCATCCGCGCTTGACCCCGCCAGTGTCGCGGCATGCTGCATAGCTATAATGTTTTCTGTAGCCATGCCAGTGCGGTCAGACAGCTTGCCCACGGCGTCAAGGCTCTTCATGCTGTCCTGGACCATGGACTTGAATCCGGCAGCAGCCCTGTACACGCCAAATGCGCTCGCAAGGCCAAGGATGGCGGTCTTCGCGGACATGGCCGACCGCTGAAACGACGTGACGTGTTTCGATGCGCCTTTCATGCCGCTGCTGAAACGCGACGTGTTCGCGCTCAGCAGCACACTCAGTTTAGCTATGTTTGCCACGCGCTGCCTCCTGCATCCTGATGATGCCCATCAACCGCCGCTGCATCTCCTCGGCGCTCTGGCGACGGGGCGCGTCGAAGCGCGGCATGAAATCGGACGGCTTGTAGCGCTTGCCTTTTGCCGCGTTGACGTTTGCAACCACAGCGCAGACCATGGCGGCATTGAGATCGCCGCGCTCTAATCCCCATGGCTCTATACGTCTGTAGGCTTGCCACTCTGCAAACTCCCGCGAGTTGACCTCGGCCTGGCACCGCGCCACGCTCATACCCAGCTCTCTGGCCAGGTCGAACCACGCGCGGCGCTCAGGCCGGTGCCTTAGTTTTTTTCCAGCTCGTCAACAGCGTCCGGGTCCATGCCGTTGAGCTTCAGCCCGGCCTGCACAACGCGCTCCAGCGCTGCCGCCGACTTCAGGCCCAGTACGTCAACGTCCTTGTCGTCGAACATTCGCGTACCGTCCGCGTTGGCCATGACCAAACCGGCAAAACGCGCATGCCAGTTCGTCAACCTGCCGGCCTGCGTGTCCGCCATCAGCTGATCGCGGTCTTTGCCGCTCAGCGTGCGCACCCGCACGCGCCCGCCCCATTCGGGGACGTCCACCGTCACCATGTCCGTGTCGCTTGCGCGGATGATGTCATCGCGCCCGAGGTACTCACTCTCACCCATAAGTCATCTCCTCACTGGTTAGCTGGTACTGAACGACCACGTGCCCGTGCACTGAAACGTCACCTCAGCCGTCATCATCTCCTCCATCTCCGCGCTCGGCGTGTGCCCCGTCATGAACGCGCTACACGCCCAGGTCGCACTGTTGGGCCACGTGATCGTCAGCGTAGTAGCCGCTGTTGCCGTCATAGCGTCAACGGGGTCGTCGTCCGTCTCAAACACCACCGTTGCACTTACCTCACCGGGGTCATACAGCGCCGCCGGGATGTAAGTCTTCGCCGTCGTGGTCGCCATGCTCGTAGTGTCTACCGAGCCACGGCTCGTGCTGGGTCCGTTGATGCTGATCAGATCAGCGGCGAATCCGCTGAACGTCAGCGTGGTGCCATGTCCACTGTCTGCTGCCATTGGTAGGGGTCTCCTTAGCTAGTTGCCTCTGTGTAAACAACCTGGTAATCCTGGCGCCAACGCCATAACGTAGCGTCCGCGCCGTCCCCTACCTGCTCACCGTAAGAGTCTTCGTCCACGAGACGACAGACCCGCACTACAACATTCTGGCCGTCAACACTGATCGTGCCTGCGTAGCTCTCGAGCATGATTCGTGCGCGTTCAGCCAGCGTCCGCACCTCCGTCAAGCTGTCGCTGTACCAGTCGTACTGCACGCGTATCTGCGCCAGGCCGAGCGCACTTGAGATGCTCGCCCAGTGCTGCGCGTCTACGCGCTGATACTGTCCGTACGGCATCTCCACGCCCTGCGGCACGCCGCCGACGGGATAGATCTGCGCACCCACCAGGCCGACTATGGTTGCGTCGGACAGCAGCCGCGAGCGCAATCCGTCCTCGCCGAAACGCAGCGTGCCGTCGCCGCCCGTGCTGCTGGCGGCCGGCAACGTGCCTGTGTACTCGGCTGCGGCGCCGTAGGTGGTGCCGAAGCGCACGTCAGACTCAGCCGGCACAACGAACGTGCCCGTGTAGGCCCCGTCGCCGTACGACACGCTCTCCTGCACGTCGGCCTCGGCGGGGTAGTCCACACTCACGTCGGTGTCTATCCACCACCCCAAGCTGAGCATGTTGCCCGTCGTCACGGCCATTAGCTGCGCGTCCTCTCATTTTCGGCGTACGTCAGCGTGAATAGCGGGGTAGTATTGTCATCAGCGTAGAACGTATACGCGCTGTCCGATTTGGTGACCTTGCCGTGCGCTGACGACAAGATCGCCTTGAACGAATCCAGCGCCTCAATAGCCGTGGTCACGTCCGACGCGCTCACGTTCTCCCAGCTGTCCTCGAGGTTATCTGTCTTCGCTTTGATCGCGTCAATTAGCAGATCCAGACGTTCGCCGTCTGCCAGGTCGTCCGTGTTGGTCTTAATGCCGTCGATCAGCAGGTCCAGCCGCTCGCCATCGGCCCAGTCGTCCGTTACGGTCTTGATGGCGTCGATCAACAGATCAATGCGCTCGCCATCCGCAAGGTCGTCCGTGTTCGTTTTGATCCCGTCAATCAACGTCTTGAGCGCACTGTTGCCGTGGGTGCCGCTGTTGACTATCGCGTAGCTGTCCCCGGTCTGTGCGGTGTGGCCGTCGATGTTGTCCAGATACCCGGCACGCGCATCGGTCCACGTGGCGTCACTCAGCGCCGTGGCTGCAAGCGCTGCGTTATCCGTCCCGCGCATGTCTGTATTAGTCGTGCAGGTGTCTACTGTCCCGCCCGTAATGTCCTTCGTCTCCACGGCCCACACGTCCGCCGCAGCATGCGTGCTGGCGCCGTCCACCTGATCGCTGAGCGTCTCCAGCGTGTCTCCGTCCGCGCCCGTCCGCGCCACCGCCGTCGAGCCGGTGTCCGCGCTGGTCAGGGGGTAGGCTGTGCTTTCGTCGAACTTGGCCGCCGTTATCGCGTCGTCCGCAAGCTGTACATCAGAGATAGCCGTCAGGTGATCGCCTGTGCCCCCGGCCTCGGTCAGCCCCGTGCCGTCGCTGCCGATAGCGTCTACTGCGGTATTGAGTTCGCTCACGTCTATGCCGCCCACATCGTAGCCGGTGCCGTCGTATGCGGATTCGAGGTTGTTTGCCGCGTCGCTGTCGCCCGAGATCTCTACCGCGTCCACCTGCAGATAATCAGTCCCGCCCACCAGCGCGTCGTATACGTTGGCGGGGACTACCGTACCGTGCCACCAGACCGGCAGTGCGCCCGATACGGTGACCTGCACCGTAATTGGCCCGCAGGTACCCGTGTCCGTGCTTGTGACGGGTATCGGATACCACCCGTCCGCGTCGTGCGTGGTGGTCGGCGAGCCGTCGCTGGTCTGCGCGAACGCCGCGCCGCCCTTGCTGATCTGGATATCCGACTGGCCGATAGACAGCCCCGTCTCGGCGGTTTTGAAATCGGTGTCGTCAACGAACGGGCCGAGTTTTAGAATGGCCGCTGTACTCTGTTTGAGCAGGTTCATGCGGCGAATCTCCTATGGTAGTAATACGGTGTGCCGGTGGTTGTGCCAGCGGGGACGTAGAGTGTGCGGCGACGCTCGAACATGGCGTAGGGGTTGCGGTAGAGGTCGCGGATTTCGGAGACGGGCAAAGCGCGTTGCCACATCATCACACACGACACCTGCCCGTCAAACCATCGGCCTGAAGAATACCCAGGATCCCGACCTACCTCCCATCGTCCGGTAAAGGCTTTTGCGGAATGCGATTGTGTGTTTGCATATACATTTTGGTCTAGCCAGACATAGCCAACAGTCGGCGTTATTACCATAGCCGCCTGATGCCACTCGTCGTCATCAAAAAACAAACCTGTGGATAGATTCCAGCCAGAACCGCCCCACATATATGTTAGTGGATATCCAGATTGTGAGCTACAAATAAGACCGTTTCCATCTGGACTTCGCGTCGCGACGATTCCATCGACAGAACTCACCGCGTCGGCGCGCAGACGACAGAGCAGCGTGAAATGTTGCGTCGATTCTATCGCGGGTGTCATGGCCGCGCTGTCCTGATCTGCTTCTCCGCCAAAATCTACCGCACCACCATCACCCGGCGTCCACGCAACTCCGTGGTTGTAAAAGTTGAGGTCGAGAGCAGGACATATGTTCGCGCAATTATGTGCGATATCCCCACCGCCCTCGTTCAGCAACCAAGCGCCCACCAGCCCACGCGCCAGCGGGTGACTGCGATTCAGCGTCGCGCCTATGGGGGGTTTGATTGTGCTCATTGCGCCTCGTCCACGATGGGGATCAGGGCCACGAACTGCTCAACGGCGTCGCCCTCAAGCGCCTGTCCCGCCTCGTTCCAGACCACCACCTGCCCGTATCGCTCGGGCGGACAGAACTCGCCGACGGTGGCATACTGTACTGTTGTCGCGGCATCGTTGGTCACCGTGAGCACGCCGATCAGTTGGAGTTGCTTGACCCACTCGGACTCTTCGCCATCCTTGTACGCCGCATCCGCGCCCGTGCATCCGCCGTCGTTGCCGGTACCGGCTGTACCACTGTGCGAGGCGGACCAGTAGAAATACACGGCCTCGCCCGCCGTGGGTGCGCTGTCGAACTCGATGCCGACACGCACAGCGTATCGCGCCGCACGCGTTGCGCCGAGGTCCGCCTTAGCACCCTCACGCGCCTTGGTGTCGGCGAGGCTGGTAAGGTCAAGCTGGTGGGTGCGCGTGAACCCGCTGTTGGTGTCGCTGTAGTCAGTCGTATCCGCCCACACTACCGGGGTGCCCGATTTCACCAGAATCTCAGTAGCCATAATTAGCTCCCGTCGGCGACTGTATTAATGAACGAGTTGACCACGAACTGAATATCGTTGTCCGTGCTCGCGTCACCGCTGCTCTGGATAGTCGCGTTGGACAGCACCAACCCAAATATGCGCTTGGCACGCGTCTCGGCATTCGCCACGCCGCTCAACACGTCCTCTGCCCAGATCAGGCGGTTGGCGTGGTTCTCGGCCCCGGCGTCCTCGTTGACGATGTCCCACGCCGCCGACAGACACGCGCCCACGACGCGCTTAAAGAATCGGTTGCCGCCTGCGTACAGGTCTGCTATCTGTTCGAGTGTCGCCATTCGTCATCTCCTCACGCGCGGGGCGTGGTTAGCGTCGTCAGTTGCCGAAGTCCGGCGGCCCAATAACAAGCTCAAGCGTGCCGACGCCGCCCGTCTCGGTGGACGCGCTCACGCCGGACATGTCAAACTGTAGCGCTGACCCAACAGGGATCTCTGTACCAGGCCAGAACGAGTGCGCCGTGAGTGCGTGCGCGTTGGTGGATATACCGCCGTCGGCAATGTCCGTGCTGCCCGTCTCGCTGTCCACGTACTCCTTGACAGTGATCGTGAACGTGTTGGCCGTGCCCTCGACGCTGGTTGTCCACGCGCGGTAGATCACGCCAAACACGGGCGCTGTAGTGCGCGCCGAGTCGTCACCTTCGCTGTCAACGGACCAGTCCCATTTGAGGTGGTAGAATCCGCCGTGGTATTCGGCCGGCACAACGTCGTCCACGGCCACTGCGATTATCGGCGACAACCCAACAATCGCCGCCAACAGCACTGCCACAAAAACGTGTCGTCTCTTCATCGTAAGATCCTCATCTGCTACAGTATGCTCTTTGCCTTTCGGCCAACATTAGCACTAGCCATATGGTTCAGTATGCCTGTCTCAATCTCACGTGCTATGATTCGCTTTGCCTCGTGGCGCGTTTCGTCGTAGGCGGGCCTCATGAACGGCGTTGCGGCCGCGCCAGGGTGCTCCACATGCGTGCCAAACACCTGCCAGTCCGTACCGTGATATATCTTGTCACCATCGTTCATGAGCTTGTCGCTCTTGATTACGTGGGGGCCGGTGCCATACTCTACGAGGTGTGCGGTTTTACTGGGCTTGTGCCCGGTGTCCGTGCTGACGTAATTCGTTCGCGGCCCCACAATCGTGACGGCCGTTTGACTCATGCGGTAGCCCTTCGTCTTCTTGCCGATGGACCGCGCAATAGTGCCGTGGTCGCCAATGCGCTTAGCATTGCGCCGCGCTGCACGGGCCACCGGCGTACCGGCCTTGCTGACCGCACGACGCGCCACCTTGCGCGCGACGGCATCCGGCAGCAGTTGCCTCAGTTGCAGCTCAAGCTCGCGCGCACCGATAACCTCAAAGCTAGCGCCCTTACCCTGGCGCATCTTGGCTTGGCCGTATGTCTTAGCCATCCTGCACCTCGCTGCACATCAGCTCGATCTCGTGATTTGCCTCGTTGCGATTGTTGACGCCCTCGACGTTGAGCACGGCAAGGCGCACAATGTTGCTCTCGTCCGTATGCGTCGCTGCCGTCGTTGAGAACGTCCCGCGCGAAACGGTCAGGTTGGCCGTGCCATGCCCGGACGTCACAGTCACGACCTCCGAGCCAATCAGCGCGTAGAAATCGTTGTCACCCCAGGACCATGCTGTGCTGTCCACCGTGATAGCCGTGTCGGCCACGCCAATGGCGCCGTCCAGCGTGGTTACTTCTTTCGGCACCAGCACGCGCATCTGGCTGTGTACGCCGGGACGCCAGCGTATAGGCACCCGGTGCGTGTTGACGGCATCGAGCTGTCCGCCCTGCATCCGCTCTCGCATCGAGAGCGGCTCGACGCCGCCCCAGACAGTAGCCGTATTAGTCCAGGACCGCGACACCTCACCCGTTACGGCACTGACCGTCTCTGTCTGCTCCTGCAATATCACCCGGTGTCTAAGCCTCCCTGCGCGCATGCTAGAACGCCTCCGGCACGCGGTACGGTCCCAATAGGTTTTTGACGGTCAGCGGTATTGAGGTAATGCTCGTGCCGACAAGAACAGGTTCTCGGTGCTCGTACCAGTGCGCCACCAAAAACTTGATCGCATGGACAATCTCTTCAGGCACGTCTGTGGCCGCGTCGCCGTACCCGGCCACGAAGGTCACCGTTACGGCGTCGTAGTCGTATCCGCGATAACTCGGCCACGTCTCGCTGTAGGCCGGCTTAATACGGCCAACGACACCCGCGGTGCTGACCTGGTAGTCATCGCTGGACCAGGTCTGCTCGTTGCCATCGGTGTCGATGTATTTGATCGAGCTGACGGACTGTAGAGGCGGCCGCGGCACTACCAGCTCGCCGGCCGGCAGGCTGCGCAGGGTCCACTCGTACGTGGTCGTAACAAACGTCCGGCGCGTGTATTGCTCGCAATACCGCCGCGCTGCGGTGATCAGCGTGCCTATATAGGTGTCGTCGTCCGACGTGTCAACACGTGCGTGCGTCTTGGCCTGCGCCGTGGTGACCGGCTCAACATCCGGCCCGTCAGTTACTGTGTAT